CACGAACATCACTCCCGTACCTATAGCACCTAGTACAGCTGCAATTCCGTACAGGGTTTATGTTAGTTTGACAGATTTGGAGCTTATTGGGTCTACTTCTTGGGTTGACAATACCGTGCTGTTAAATAGTGGGATCACTAATGATGTACAATCAGTAGTAACCCGGGTTAAGCAAGCCCACACGGTGGCTAAGAAGACTGCACGAGGTTTAGCAAAGGCTGATCAGGAGCTGCGAAAATCGAAGGTCATATCTTCCACACTGGGAACAGTGGGCAAGGGATTGAATTTCATTTCGCGAGTTCCAATCATAGGCAGTTTTGCTGGGACACCAGCATGGTTGGCTAACACCCTTGCCGGAACCGCAGCTGCGTTTGGTTATGCAGCCCCTGCCATAGAGGAGGCAGTCCAATTGAAACTGGACAGGCACACCCTTGATCCTGCCCATATAGATGTCCCTATTGCTTCTAGTAAACTGTCACCCTTTCAATCTAATAAACTTGAAGTGAGTGAAGTGTTAGGTGCTTGTGATGAAGATGCAATGGCATTTTCATACGTTTTGCCTAAACCATCACAGATATACTTGGGAACAATGAGCACTGGGCAAGCCGCAAACGCCTTGCTATATGGTACTAAGATCTCCCCGTACAGTTGGTGGTACAGGTCTACTGGCAGTGGAAACCTCCCTGTGCCTGTCAGTGCAACAGCAACAACGAATTGTATATATCCCAGCACTATAATGTACTTGGCAGATCATTTCAGATATTGGCGTGGGGGAGTGAGGTTTCATTTAACTTTTGCAAAGACCCAGTTTCACGCAGGACAAATCCTTGTCACATTTATACCTTATGCCGAAACTGCTGGTACGTTAGGTATAAACAATGTGGCACGCATTCCTGAGTCCCCAGGTGGCCTCACTCAAGTCAATCAGTTTTCTATGATAATTGATTTACGCAGTGGGTGCAATTTCGAATTTGACGTACCTTTCATTTTTCCCACCCCTTATGCGAGTGTCAATGATTCGATTGGTGCACTCAGCATGGTAGTCTTGAATCCACTTGTAGCTTCAAGTACGCAAGCCTCTTCC